CTCCAAAAGCAGGAACTGTGATTGAATAATCAACTAACGCAACTGATGGTCTTTGTCCCGGTAATTTTAATCCGTAAGTTCTTGCAATGTTATAAATTGACGACCTTTGTTGTGCATATTGTAATACGGTTTCCTGTATACTTCTGTCAATATTATAATTTAAATTATCCGCAACCGCAGCGTTTAAATCAAGAAACACAGAGAATACTGATGCGTCATTAAAATCCTGAATTAACTCAGGATAGTAAGTCCTTACATAATTTAATAATTCAGTTCTTATTCCCTGAAAATCCCTTACGGTATACGATATTTTATTATTTGCCATTTCTATTAAATATTGATAATTACAAAATCACTCTGAGCAAAAGTTGTACCATTTGTAGAATAATCTAATCTTATTTTTGCTGTATATTCTGATGTTCCCTTACCAGGAAATCTATAAACTGATGATTCACTTGTTCCTAACGAATTCTGTCCTGTCGCTATGTCAACCTCTTCTTGTGGGTCTGCTGGTGTTATACTCAAACTATTAACCAATAAGTTCGGCATAAAATTTTCAATGGCATCCCTAATATCAGATTCAATAGCATTAAATGTTAAACCATCAAATGGTTCAAAAAGAAATTCATATAATCTTGTACCAAATTGTGGTAAAAAATATCTTGAGCCCTTCCTAGTTAAAAGCAAATGTATTAAGTCAGCCTTAATTTCCTGTGCTTGAAATTCGGTTAACTCTAAGTAATCCCCTCTTCTAGAATCTCTAAAAGGAAAATTTAATCCATATGTCGTACCATTAGCCATTGTTAATAAATATAGTGTTATTCTTTTTTTAGTGTAGTGCACCCTTTTTCATATTTGGGTTCATACGCACAATGTCTACATTTATTTCCACAACAACTACCTCGTTTCGCATGGTGATGTTCTGTCATTATCATTTTTCCATCTTCCCAATAAAAGTCAGTTGGGTTATCTTTAGATTTAATCATTTTTTTTATGTGTTCTTGGAATATCCAATCTTCAGAATTTCTTATCATAGTATTATATAAATAAAAAAGGAATATGTAAAAAATACATATTCCTTTTTTTTATTTTTGATTGAGTTTATTATCTAATCTCGCAAGCTCCACCAGCACAAGCCAACTCACCACTCAAATCAGTTTCATCACTATGTTCAATAACTTTTGATAAATCAATTGAGTGAAGTTTTGAAAATAATTTTTCATATTCTTCTTTAGTACAATCGGTAAAAGGAGCTTGAATGTAACTTCCATTATCATATGGAAGTACAGATAATCCATTATAAAAATCTCTATTATCCCACATCCACTCACCAGCCAATTCCCAATCTTCAGGTTTCAAACTAATAGTTGCCGATACATTATGACTATTTGAACCGCTTCTGTGACCAGGTTTAATCCATTCTTGTGTAATTTTCTTAACCCTTTCTAATAGTTGAAATGGACTTTCAGTTCTTAATATTGAACCTTCAGGTGCTTTTTGTGGAACTGAAATAACTGCAGTATCGTGTGGACGGAAAAATTCATCTTCAACTAACTCAGGGTGATTTTCCAATAAATAAGTATAGATTGATTCATTCTTACCTACACGGATTCTACGTATATAATAATCATTATGCCAAGCGTGAATACCTGATGATGTACCTAAAGTTAATGATGTTGTTCCTGCAGGTTTAACCGTTGTCATACGAGCAGATTTATTAATACCAATTAATTCAGCAACTCTTGTATTTTCTTCTTTAACAATTTTTGCAGCTTCTTTCATATTATAACCTAATACAACACCAGAACCAATACCTGTCATAGACACACCAATTAACGCATCTTTTTCAGTTGTTCTTTTCCAAATATCTCGAAGATAATGGAAGTTTGTATATCCCGCTTGTAATGTTCCAATGAATGCTGCCGCTTTAACACGAGCATTTAAATCTTCTTGGGATTCAATATCTGAAACATTTACTTCACATAAATTACAGAATTGGTTTGGTCTCAATGCGATTTCGCAACAAGGGTTAGTACCCCAATCTTTATCGTTTGTAAAGTAGATACCAGGTTCACCTGCTCCTGAAGCTTCAACACGTTTCCATAATTCTAAGAAGAATTCTTTTGTAATTTTGTGTCTAACTAAAGCCGCAGAGTTATTAGCTCTACCACGTTGTGGGTTAGTTTCCCACCAAGAACCTGATTTACAAGCTATCATCTCACTATCGTCAGCCGAGAATAAAGAAATAAGCGCCGCTCTACGGATACCACCAGCAAGAACTGCGTCAGCAATATGACAAACCATATCGTGAACTTCAATAGGTGTTAATTTTTCACCATCTTCTTTTGAACTTAACATACTTTCTAATTTATGAAGACAATCTTTTAATGGTTGAGGTCCTGGTGCTTTACCACCTGAGGTTACTAATTGAGCACCTTTTGCTCTAATATCAGAAAAATCAAAATCGGGCGATGATAATTGTTCTCCAAAGTATGATTTGAATAATACTTTAATAGCGTCAGCCCATCCTTCAATAGAATCACCAATTAAGAATCTTCTAGACCTATTTGGATTTGGTTTTCTAATCTCAGGTAATTTTTCAACGTGATGTTTTTGAACTGAATATCCAACACCAGTACCACCTAACAATAAAAACATTGACTCAGAAAAAGCATCTAAATGGTCTATTGGTAAGTAAGCACAATTGTAAATTCTATTTGGTGAAATTTCAATTGGTTTTCCACCGAACTGTAATGACCTCATTGAGGGTAATACTTTTTTATCATATACAAATTTGTACACTTCTTTAATCTCATCTTTTAATGATGGATAGGTTTTAATATGCATTTCCATATTACGGGTAACTAATTCATCCCACGTTTCACGTCTATTCAATTCAGGTACAAATTTTGAGTACTTCATGTAGACAGTTAATTCTGACAATATCTTTTGTGATGCGTCCATATTTCTATTCTTTTGTTTATTTTTATTAAATTATATTATTTTGAGGATTTTCTCTTTGTTTTCTTTTTTCTAATAATTCTTTTACTCTATCTCGTTTTCTTTCTTCTTGTTGTTCTCCAAACCCTAAGAATGTTACAGATGATTCTGTATCTATTTCAAGTAATTCATTATTAAACTTACAATTTTCAAATACAACCCCATCCTTACCGATACGTGATTTTGTGATTGCAATTGTTGCAAGATTCATTTCTTTTTGTTGTAGTGTTTTTGCCACGGATATGATAACGTGACCAACTTGTGCCTTCTTAATTGACCCACCCATTTGGTCTGTGGTAACAACTTCTGCAGAAATAGATGACCTATTACCTTGTGTTGCAGTCCAACCAACCAAATTTAATTCATGACACATTGCTTCAAAATGTCTCATAACAGACCCTTCAGCTTTCCATTCATCTTTACTTGAACTTTCAGGAACAACACAATCAATATAGTCCAAAAGAACTAAATCAAGTTTTGTACCATCAGCAATCAATTTTCTAAGTTGATTTTTAATCTGCATCATAGTCATAGAATCTGAAGGAAGTTTTTTCAAGATTAACTCGTTCTTCATTGTTTCGTGAATTTCGTTAATCTTACTAATCACTTCTTCTTTGTGTTGAACAAGATTATCTGGTTCAATACCTGTCCAAAGTGTAAAGTGTTTACGTTGAACAATCTTCGGATTGTCTTCAAAAAATATTTGAATAACATTGTATCCAAGATTAAACGCTGTGTTTGCAATCTTTGTTAAGATTGTCGTCTTACCAACCCCTGTTGGAGCTAATATAACCCCTATCTCACCCTTCGCAAGTCCACCCTTAAGTAGTTTATCAATCCCTGGTATTCCCATCGGGATTGGGTGTCTAAAATCGTCATCTAAAACCGTATCAAGGTTGGAGAAGATATCGGTGATACCCGTGTCTCTTTCTCCAACTTGTAAGGCTTCTCTAACAAGTCCTTCAACTTTGTCATACGATTCAAAATCACCTTCGTTAATAATCTTTTGTGCTCTGTCCATTGCCTTCTGTAACTCTTGTTGTTTACAGAATTTCAACGCTTTTTCCTGCACAAACGTGCTTCCTTCAAATGGAGCCTCTTTAACTTGTTTAATAGTATCAATAACTATTTTAGCAACAAGTTCTTGTGAAATTTCAGATTTAACGATTTGGTCAAGAGTTTCAAAGTTAGGGGTTGACTCATATTTCGTGTGATACTCCTTAATCATTTGTAAGATAATTTTAAAGTACTTATTATCAAAATAAGTGCTTTCAATCACATCCATAATTGATGTTGAAAATTCTTTATCTACAATAAGTTGGTTTAAAAGTTGTATCTGAAATGTGTTCCCTAAGTAATCAAAATTCTTATTCATATGTTGTTGTTCGCTCCCTTGTTTAATTAAATAGTTAGTTGTTCAACTCAAAGTTCAAATATTTGTAACTTAATTTTTCTGCTGAAAAAATGTCAGTCATATCTCTTAGAGCGTCTTTTAAAAATGGTCTTACATCAACCGTATAACGAACTTTTGGCGGATACAATTTTCCATCAAAACTTCTATGACAAATTGTCTTGTCTCCAATTCTGATATAAATCTTAAATTCTTCCGCACCTTCAGTAAACGAAGTATTCATCACCGATGGGTCACTTATAATAGAATCAATATTATCACTCATATAGATAACCGTTTTCATTTTTAAGTGTTGTTGGAGTTCCTCTTTAAAGTATTTAAAGAAATAATATAACTCCAACGAATTTTTTGCGTTTGGGTTAAATCCCCTAACATTAAAGAATCTCTGAACTACGATATTATCGTTTAGTGTCATCAAGAATTCCATTTTGGTACTGTCCTGTTCTTTCATATTTATTTTTTTGTGTTTCTTTTTTCTTTTCTTGTTAA